TTGTTTCCAATCATTTAATCTCTCAGTTGTAACAAACGGAAAAAGATTAGCATACGTTTCACTGTTACTAATATAATAATCAATTAATGCAGGAATTAAAGTTAAAGATCCAGTAAAAAGAGCACCAAGCATTGATATTTTTTTATCAGGGTATAGTGGATTTAAAGCCACTGGTAATTCAAAAAACGCTTGAGCATCAAATGTTTTACCTGCTTGAGTGATTCCCATTGCTATATTTTCAGCCCTTGTTCTTTGCAAGAAACCGACGACCCATGGATCAATTCTTTTCCCAAGATCAATAGCAATTCTATCGGCCAAATCTGACCTAAAAATAGTTCCATCCAATATCCATCCAACGCTTGGGGTTGGTGATACATTGTCAATATTGAAAATTAAATCACTCTGCTTTTCAGGCAAAAGATTTTCTCCAATTTGAACTATTCTTAGATCTCTAACCAAAGCTTCCATTATTCATCTTTTTTGGATATCTGCAAGAACCCTATTTTAGATTTATTTCTTAAATATGATTCATAGATTCCGATAAAATTATAGTAAGATGTTTTCTTTTTATACAGACCTTGTCTTGTGGTTGTTGCCGTAACTCTTATTGTATTCTCGCCATCAAAAGATATTGGCAAATCTGATAAATTAAAAGTAGTTGAATGTAAAAGTTTTTGACCCGTAGATTCTTTTGTTACAGAAGCAATCACATCCCATCCCTGAGGTTCTATGGCTTCAATTAAATAACTGGTTGTAGAACTGGCTTTTTGAGATAGGTCTGAATCTAGAAAAGAAATAATTTCTATTTTATCAAAGTCTACATGATCCTGCTTAATGTGAATATTAAGAACAAGATCTTTTGATTGTTTATTTACTCTAATGTTTTGACTATAGTGAGACAATGAAGGCTGACTAATACCGCTCTTTAAAAAACAATTATATGGTAATCCAACATAATTTATTTTCATTAATCACCAACAATAATGCCAATGTAATTTTCTCTTGTTTCACCTTCGTAATCTATAGCAATAAAAGCAACATAATGAGTTAGATCAGAAAGAACAGAAGCATTAACTGGAGTGGTCATATACTTGCCGTTAATGTTTGGTGTTAGTCCAGTTTCACTAAGACCAGATACTTCGTTGCCGTCTTTGTCGTATATTTTATATGATGCTGATCCTAGCGAACTAGTGACCAATTCACCATTTTTAATAACCCAAAAAGTCCCTTGCAATTTTCTTTGAGAGTCAAGAGAAAAAACACCTCTTGCTTCATAATTGCTAATAGGCACAAGCTGGTTAAAATCTCCGCCATCCATATAGAAATTATTCTCTACAAATATCATTAACTCTCCCTTAGCGATGGTCTTATATCTACGCCTACTGGTGAATCAAATGTATATCTAACTAGCGTTCCTACTGTATTTGGAATGGTGCCAAGTGCATTCCACGTTGAACCGCCATTGGTTGAGTATTGGAAGTTTGATGCATCACTAACTGAATCATTTTCAACAACCAAAGTATCTGTTAATGAATATGACCTAAAATAAAGAGTTGGAACACTTGTTGGATATTCGCTTTTTAATCTGAATACCACTACTGGTGTTAATGTGTCTTCTGTTAGTGAATTTGAAAATTCCCAATTATCACTTATTGTATTGTTTGATTCAACTAGTACGCCTGCGCTCGATATTTGAAGCGGATTGGTTGAGTTGTTAGAAAATAATTTATAGTTTATTTTAAATTGAACCTGTCCACTTGATGAAACGACTCCACCAAGAGATAAGTTATTTGGGGCCATAATCCAGCCTGCCGTTTCAGATGCGAAATTACCAAATCTATAATACAAACAAATTGGAGAGGCTAAATCTGGTCTTTCAATGCCAACTGTAAATCTTAACAACCTTTCGTTTGCAACATCAAGAACAGGAGAGATAATAGATGTTACACCAAACACATCATCGCTATCGTAGTTACCTACATAGACGCCTCTTTGCCCAGTCGTTGAACTAAGAACACAAACATATCCGTTCTTAGAATCGAACCCTGCCGATGCACCTATCCTAAAAGGATACATTTCTTTTTCTGTTCCAGTTTCGTCGTAATCATATCCTTCAATTTGAGTGAAAAAGTCTGCTTGATTATCTTCAAACTTTTTAACAATAAACATATTTACAGAAGATATATAAATTATCCTTTGATATATGTCTGAGAATGTAGCTCTCGTTGCAGTCTGAGCAGTTAATACGTTTATTCCTGGCTGTAGATTTACCATCTCAAGAGAAGGAAGCGTAACCGCAGCAGCAGCAAGATCTGATAACCTAACCCTGTAAGCAAAAGTTGTTGTGAAAAATATAACACAATCATTTGCAGCGTTTGGTCCTGTTGTTGGGACACAAAATTCCTCACTGTTTGTAACAAGTAATGTCCCACTTAATACAGGAAGCGCCCCTGTTTCATGAACAAATAAATCTGTAGTGATACCACTTGTAACTGTTGTTATTGTTAAACTGTAGTCAAAAAGAGCAAATTTGTGATTTGCTGCAACACCATTGTGAACATAAACAGTAGTATTGGCTTTATCAATTGATATACCAGCACCAGCTGTTAAATCAAATGGAGAGTTTTCTAATTTATATGTGGCTTTTTGTCCACCAGCAGTAGCTTCTGGAAAATCAACGGGTGCTATTTGAAAATCTGAAAGGTCAATATCGTTGACCATGTATAAACCGCCATTGGCGATCTGATTCCCAGTTGTCAAATAAAATAATTTCCATCCAGTTGTTCCATCGTCAACAACTCTAAAGCCTCTGGTCACGTGAGTGGTTGCTGGTGTATCTTTAGTCTAAAAGTAATTTTACCGTCATATGTTATTACGTTTGTATCAGGATCAATATCATACATTGCACATGTAACAATACCACCTGCTTCCGCTGTGGTTAAAAATAATCTGTTATTTTCTGATAAAAATAAATCCGTTCCAGTTACAGCCTCGGAACTACCAACTGTATTTCTGTATTTAACCAATGGCGGCCCTACAACTTGATTGCCACTTATTGTTTTTTGAGTAATCTTGCCTAACAATGATGTCAAGTTTTGATCATAGGATTTGCTGTTTCCGCTTGTTAATGAAAAAGTTTTTAGATTTATTGTCATACTATGCTCGTTGTTTCTGATTCAAGAACGTAATTATTGCCTACTTGAATATAAGTGTAATCTTTTTTAACGACTTGTACACCTACACTTGCCGCACTTATTAATATTTCTGAAATTCTTTCGTTCTTGGTTCCGCCATCTAAAAAAGTGAACTGCTTCACTCTGTCTTCAGCGTTTAATATTTTATTTACCAAAGATGATTCTTCTACTGGAATTGGATCGCTATCGCTTTGATCTACCGTTACGCGCAAAGCATTTTTTATGCTATCATATACGCGCATTATTATTTGTTTATGCGTTGGGTCGTTCATTGTTCTTTAAGCCTTGCTTGTATTTTTTCAGATAAATTAAACATTCCGCCTTGTGGTTGCTCTTGTTTCCTTACGCCAATATCTGACATTTCCGGTAAGCGATATCTTTTTCTTAAACTTACTTCGAGCTTGTCGTCTGGAGTAATTATTTTCTGGCCAGTTAATATTGACAATACGTCAGCTAATTCCCTGCCTGCTTTATCTGATATTCCTTCGAATTTTAATTTAGGATAAATTTCTTGTTCTCCAAAATTTAAAATGACTAATGGCTTTATTACTCTTTCGTTTATTGTTTCAGCAATATGATTTGCAATATACTCGATGCCTGATAAGAAAAAATCACTTAAGTCATTTGATAGTGCATAACTTCCGGACGAGCTCATTCCCAGTTCAAGGAAGTTTGCAAGAAAAGCCTTGACCATTCTTTTGTCTTCGTTGTCGATTGACACTTCAACTTTTTGCGGATCATAAGTATTGTTATTAAGCGTAATATTCCATCCCTGTGGGTGGATAAGGTAATTGCTTTCATGGTTAACATAGGCTTCTAATGCTTGAATTAAATTTGCATATTCTTCCGTGCCGTCCTTGCCGATTGGCACTTCAACGGTTGGAGTTGGTACCGCAAATTTTTCAATCCCGATGGCGTTTAGTTTAAGGTAACTTTGTTTACGAAACCAATTACCATAACAAGGTCTTAATAAAGAAATGCCCTCGTAATTTGATCCCTCTACTTCCAGTCCAAGCAACATTAAATAATCTACGCTAATATCGTTTACGCTTTGAAGGTCACCGTATGCATACTGGCCGATTGATTTTAGCGTACCGTCTTCGTTTACGTTAAATCGCTCAATTGTTTTTGGGCTTCTCCATGAGATATCATTTAATCCTGTGTGAGGTCCAATAGGTGAAGTTAAAACATTCTTGTGCGTGATCTCAAACGGAGCGTTTCCAAACTCAACCACTGTCAATGCTTCACGTAGAAATTTACTCCAAGGCGTCTTCATGCCACCTTCAAATAAATTGTATTTAACCAGGTCAATATGTTTTTGATATTCTGGATTGTCACTATCTATAGTTATTTCTGGTGTGGCTGACTTGATTGGATTTTTTACAGCAGACAAGCACATTTTAACTTGCGGATCGCTACGGCGCATCTTATCAAACTCTTTTGCCTGTTCGGAATTTCTTAATTTTGTCAGGTATTCTTCGGATGCATAACCACTATATATTTCCGTACCAGTCGAACCAACGCTTTTGCTTTGTATTTTAATGGTTTTTACAACCGCCTCTTGCCGCTCTTCTTGTTTTTTAAAAAGATTTTTGAACATTACCACGCCTCGGAGTTTTTATTTATATTACTTATCGTTCTTATGTTACGTTCTTTGTCTGTGCTCGTAAAGGTGCCGACTGCGTCTCGGGTTAAATAATTAAATGCCCCTGTACATGCGTCAACTATATCATCGTGTTTTACTTCAGGGAAATTTTCAAGCTCAAAATATAATTCTTGTTTATTTTGACACTCTGAATATATTGATATATTGCCAGCTTCAACCTGACTCGACATTGGTTTTGCCGCTGTCTCTTTGTTTTGATTTATCTTTTCAAGCACAACATGGAAGCCACTAAGCATTTTAATAAATCTTTCTGCTTCACCTTTTCCTGCTTGTCCTGGATCTTGAAATCCTTTAACGGTTACATTTCGACCGTCCAATTCTGCAGTTTTTTTAATTAGTTTTTCCACTTGGTGATAACTTATTCTTTCACGCACCACATCTAATATGTAATAAAAGCCTTCATAGTCCACGCCCATCTTTACACCAACTGTCCAGTCAGGATCATAAGTATTGTTATTAAGCGTAATATTCCATCCCTGTGGGTGGATAAGGTAATTGCTTTCATGGTTAACATAGGCTTCT